GGTAAACATTTTTTTAGCATCAGCTCCTGATTTAGATAGTATTCCATATCTACTATCACTTGCAAGAGTGGCTAAATTAACGGCTTCTGCAGAAGACATGAAAGAAAATCCAGATCTTCTATTCTTAAGGTAGCACATTCCGTAACATCTTTTGTCTGCCTTACAAGCTTCCCAGAATATAAAGAACAATCTATTTGCTTCTCTAAAATCCGCGGCTCCAACGTCTATCTTACTCCATTGTAGGTACATATAGTGAGTACCCGTTATCCAAGTTGGTTTACCATTATTCGTAAACCAAAACCCTTCTTCTCTTCTTCTAAATTCTTCGTCTATGTAATCATGCCATTGGTCCTTTTGTTCGTCTGGGTAAGCACGCCAATCAAAGATGTTCTTTAAGCGCTCTAATTCCTTTGGCTGCTCAAACTTAACCCATTTATCTTTCGGGTCCTTATATACATCCTTAGGTACCTTAGGTAGAGCGATCACTAGGTTTTGTATTTCTATGATCTCTCCTATCTGACCATTATGCGAGAGGACTATTAAGTCCTGCTCTTTATTGTAACCATACTTCCATTTCTTTCCTTTGTTCATTCTGGAAATAGTGGTTTTCTTTATCGGTTCAACCGTCTTAACTAAACTTTGCTTGTACATTATTTAGATCTACCTTCTGCGAATCCTTTAAAAGTTTTTTCCTCTGCCTTTTCAGGTGTTTTACCCTCAAGCAAGTCTTCTTCTTCTTTAATTCTGTTAAGTATCTCAAATGCGTCAAATATAGCTAGTTTTTTAGTTGCAGCTGCATTCTTAAGTTTGTCAGCTGTTAAATCATCATCTGAATCAACAATAGCTTCCTTCGCTACTTTTATTAGTTCCTCCACTGCTTTATGCCCAGCTTGGATTATACTCCTCTTCGTTTCCTTGACGTTCATATTTGGTTGTGATAAAATTAGATAAAACTCGATATAGTCTCTCGCCATCAACGATAAACTCGTATTCACTACTTGGTCTAAAACCAACTAGATCGTTTACTTTAACTGTACCGTCAGAATATTTAACGATACCTTGTAAAGGTTTTTCAGATTCAATGTTAAATTGGTTTGTAGCTTTTAATGGAGCTACAAAGCAATATCCCTTGGGGCAAGTCCATTTGTCATCTCTTTTGTATAAAAAGATTTGATCTGAAGATATGAAGTAATTTGATTCATCAAAATAACTTCTACTATTCTTTTCAATACCCTTTACATCATTCCATCTTCTAAAGACATTATGGTGTACTAGCACTGTATCCCCTATTTCTATATCTGTATCACCAATAATAGGTTTAGACGTAACAATAGCTTCTCTGTTAACATACTGATGATTTTGAATCTCAGTATTTAAGATTAGCTCTCCACCATCTAGCTTTTTAGTATTGTTGTATCTTTCTCCTTTTGGCGTTACAACAAAGTTGTAAACACTCTTCATTAGTATTGTAAGTTATATTCTACTGATACAGCCATATTCTTGTTAAAATCTTTCCAAGGTAATACGTCTTTATTTTTTTTGATATAGACAGAGAATTTATTCTCTTCTTCTATAATATCGCAGATAGTATGACCACCATACACTTCTTGCCCCACGGCATAGTGCATAGCGTCATTCTTATAATCTTTACCTATAGATATTTTACGAATCAGCTTTGACATCGTCTCCGTAGTTTATGATACCATCTTGAATATTGACATCAGAAGTACCGTATTCTTTTTCAAACTCCTCCCTAACTACTCCAATTGCTTCCTGCAAAGAAGATACATGGTGTAGTACAGCGTGCTTCTTAGTCTCTATTTGCCCTAACTCCATTTGCGATCTATTAATGTCGTTAATAAGGGCTTGAACTTTCTCTAACTGCTCGTCAGTAATTTTCTCAGGTTTGATATTCTTTAGTTCCTTGATCTTCGCGTTTGTACCTTTTGTTTTTGTTGTTGCCATAATTTAATTTAAGTTAATTTAATTTGTTTTATTTATTTTTTAATCGTCTACTGTGTTTAAACAGTGTCATTACTATATGTTGCTCCACCAGTTAATGTTGCATTATTTGATCCACCAGTATCTAAAGCGGTTGTTCCATTACCTTCGTTGAATCTCCAATACCCAACTAGATCGCCAGAATTATCATAGTTTCCACTGTCACCCGTTAAATCAAATGGTACTCCAGAATTATACATTGCTGCCACAGCATCTGCGTCTAAAGCAACGTCCCAAATTGCAAAATCGTCCATATTACCGTCTGTAAAATTAGTTGCACTTCCGTTTATATTTGCAACTCCAATATAAAGATTGTCTGAACACGTATAAGCAGCGTGATTAGCAGCGGATACCGAGCCGGAAGATACTGTTATATCTAAAGCTACACCATTTTTGTATAAAGCGAAAGTTGTGTCAGCACCAGAATTAAGAGTTGTAACTAATGTAATATTATGCCATCCAGTCTGTCCATTAGCAAACACCGTATTATCAGTTACAAGATATGTATTAGTAGATCCACCTGATGATGCAGATAATCCAAACGTGATCTTTCCGCCTGCGGCTACTCTCAAGTGGATTCCAGCTTGAGGAGTAACCGTGTTTCTTGTTACTCCAAAAAGATAACCTTGACCTGAAGGACTTCCGTCAACAAGGTTTACCCACGTTGATATGGTAAAACTATCTCTAAAGGTACTTTGGTATGTGTCACCTGTATCTACATAACCATCTGTACCGTCAAAGTTTATACTATACTCTGATCCTTGTATCGCCGGACCTCCCTCGCTATAGTTTGTGTACATTAAGCCACCTCCAATCCCTAGCATTAGTTCCCTATGTAAGCTATGTACTGGCCAGCAGTAACTGTAGTAATCTTAGTCCATCTACCGTATATTGTAATTCCTTTAGGAAATGCGGTTGCTGTAACAACAGCCTTACCACCACCTCCACTAACTCCTGATTCAGAACCAACTGTTAAATCGTGAGCAGCTGTACCTGTTCCTACGTACTCTAAACCATTAGCAGCGTCATTATCAGCTGTTAATCCATTTGAAGTGTTCAAGGTTGTGTCGACTAAAAACGTTATAGCTACAAATACTTTTCCTGTTGGCGGCGTGATAGCTGATACCGTATTGTTAAATACACTACCCATTTGTCCAAAGCCATAAGCGACTTCTGTTGAATTTTGTCCCATAATTTTATTTTTTTACTTTTTCTAGTGATCGTCCACCGAAGTAGGCGCCGATCACGGTTATTAATACTAATTGTAATAAGTCTACCCACGTGGCTTTAACCTCAAAGGCTATAACTCCAGCGTCAATAAAAACTAACAGTATTGTAGATACTACTAGAAATATTAGAACTAGTGGTCTTATATTTTTACTAAGCCATGAATCGGATTGCATGTCCATTTTCCAACGCTCAGTTACTTGTTTTTGCATTTCTGCCTCATAGCTCGCTACAAGCTCTTTAATCTTTAATTCAGCCGCTAGCTTTTCCTCTTTTGACGTGTGTAGGTTATCTATAACACCACCTACGCTTTCTACAAGCTTAGCCGCTCCGCCTGATAGTAATTTTGTTAATATACTCATTATTCGTCGTTTCCGTTATTTGCATCGTTTTCCCAAGGGAAACCAGTATCTCCAGCTTCCTTCCATTCACCATCTACCAATATAGAATCTACACCATCAATATCAGTTCTCTCAAATCTTTCTCCATTATACATAATATGATCGTCATCGTAAGCTAACTTACCGAGTTTCATATCTGTAGCGTGTCTCATTTCATGGTTTATAGTTTGTCTGTATTCAAAGCTATCAGGATTAAGTTGATCACTAACATATATAGTTCCATCCATATTAGCTTCACCCATGATACCTTCTTCTAAAGGCATGGGTATAATAGGTGTTCCAGGAATAGTAGCTTGTTGGTTTCGTCTAAAACTTAACTTAGTTTTAATCTCACCGTTATTTGCTTGAAAGCCTTTTTCTTTTCCTAGTTTAAATCCCATTTATTTTTTATTTAGCTTTCTCTCGTGAGCTTTGTGTAACGCATTAATTTCTTTCTTACTTAGGCCTTGTCTACCCAAGAAACTTATCATACTTGGATCTACTGGATTTCCTGTAGTAGTTGTGTCTGAGTGGGTTAATGGTAGTTCTGGATGCTTAATAACGTTTCCATCCTCATCTTTTTCATTATCTTGTAAAGGCGATCCTTTAAAAGGAAAAGCCCTATTTTTGTATTTCATTTTATAAGCAGATCTTTTCATTGCTGGACTTGTATTTTTTTTAAATGTTGGCATATTATCTGTCTTTATCTTTTATCATATCATCTATAGATTTATTGAAAACCTTATCAGTATATGTTTTATTATTATAGAAAACACTTCTCTCGGAAGTAGGCAAATCTTCTTCACCCAGTAGAACTCTATATATTCTACTTATTACTTGTGAGCATTTAAACGATGTCTTAAATACAGAGTACTTTATAGTTGTTCTGTTTCTGTGTCTCCACGTTTCAATCCATCCTTCTCGCTTTAATCTCTCCCAACGGTTCTTATCCCAACTCATGGTGTAAACT